GGATGCTTCCGAAACAGCGGCGCGAACGGTGACCATGCGTGAATGGCACTGCCTGACATGAGTCCACATCTGCCCTTGTTCCTAGTGAACATGTTCAGGAGTAAGGTGTCTCTTTGAGTTGAATGGTCGACTACTGGACGGATCCCAGACCGGATGTGCATGCATCCGTGGAACGTGTTAGTGCGGGCGACTGGCAAGGCTCTTGGCAACACGAGCTTTCGTGCTGTCGTGTAAGTTGTCTCGGTTGGAACACCCCAGTTGTCTATCTGCCTTGTTGCTTTCAGTACTTCCTCCACGGCTGTTTTATATCCGATGAATCGGCTTGTGTGATATCTCTTCAGCACTTGAGAAATGATGGGACTGGACAGCTGAGACATGGTAGACATCTTCATCACAGTTCTCAACATAGTGTCAACTTTGTCTTGTTCCTCGTGATGCGCCCGGACTGCAGGAATGAGTTTCTTTCCCATCACCTCTTTCAAAATGTTTGCAGGTAGTATTCCCTGAGCACGCCAGATGTACAAATCGTGAAGAAGTGCAGTGAGCACGGTCTCTGATAATGCTCGACTGTTGTCTGAGCTGAACAGCCCATATGACCGATGATTGAAGGTCTGGTTTGAGCACATCAGGATTTCTGACACCTTGCCAGTCACATAAGCAGACAGCTTCCCATGAATTGTACGGTCAGCACCGGAGTAAGAAGGAGTGTCGTGCAGACCTAGTTGACGAATCAGAGGATCCTTGGATAGCATTGGATGACCAACAAGAGGCGATACTGCTTTACACATCTCGAAGACAAGTCGTCCTGCGTACACTTGCAGCTGCCACCTCACTACATGTTGAAGATTTGTCATCATATAATTGGAAATGGCCTCGTCGCATGCAACGAACGCCATGGCATCCGTGATCGTTGTCAATCCATTCGAGTACGCTTCAGCAATGTCCATGGACGCTGACGAGAAATGTTGGTGAGATCCATCAGCGATTTGTCTTCCTGTGCTGTTACGGCGGAGAAGTGACTTGAAGTACGCCTCAAGCACATGGCGTCTCAGTGATTCGGACGGAATGTAATGGTCGTGGCATGCGAGTGCAGGGTGGCTAATCGCTCCGCTGACTCGCTGGAGTGACAGTGAGGGAAGGAACGCCAGGGGATTGTGCGGAAATCGTGTCACCTTAATGTGCAGCTCGTCTGGTCCTCGTATACTGACAGATGGCAGCGGTTCCAGAGAAACACATGCAGTACCCAGAGTTCCGGATACAAATGGACCAGGGGTATCCATATAGCGATTCTGTGTCATCCAGTTGAGGTATAGCACTTGCTCTTGGACCATGAAGGGGTAATCATACACGCCGCCTGACAACGGACCCATGTTGTCGGTAGAGATTACCAGATGTGTTGCAAAGTTCGGTGATCCAATGTTGAACGCATCTTGGTGCCCGGTCCTTGCTGCATACCTATGGGCTAAGGTGCCTCCGCTCGTGCCTGGAAGAAGATCAGAAACATCAGACAGAGTCGTGTTCGTGCGCGACCAGCCGACAGCGTCAATGAGCTTTGAGAAATGATGATCATCTCCCGTTTGACTCGCAATCAGTTGAAGTTTTCTCATTGCTTTGGACGCCGTGTCGGTTCCGATGATCTTGTACCCGTGCTCACTGCGTTTTTCTCGTGTTTTGCTTCCCACATAAGGGTCAAACGGACCGCGCGTCTCGAGAGGGTCTGTCTCAGCAACGAGGACCGAGTTGATTCCTTCGATGTCCAACGCCTTCGTCCCCCAGTGCAGCGTGAAATCTGTCGGTTGATACGTGGTCAGCCCAACAATTGGATTAGACTGACCAGGAAACCATCGGTCTCGACATGACTGGGTGAGTTGGTACGTCGTTCGGTGGATAGCAATGTCGTTCGGCAACGCCTGGAATCGATTGAACATGTAGGCAATGCCAGCTGCTTCGAGATTGAGCACCTTGTCGACCACTGGAACTCCAAGCTCTCTGACCACATTTTGAAGTGTGCGTGTTGCTACAAACATCTTGCGAACAGTTTCGGTAATGCCGGCCAAAGAGCAGTCCAGAATGTCTCTCATGATGACTGGATTTAGCGGCCGACACTTTGACAACGCATCAACCAGAACATCGAGATATTGTGTCGTGTCTGCGCTCATGAGCTCTTTGATTTCGAGGGTGCGAATTGCAGGTGTCAGCGCATCGAGAGTCTCACTTGCAACTCCATCTATTGCAGTGGGTGGCTTGGCAAGTGGAATGCTGTAAGGATCCATGAGGAGTGTGCTGAGCTTTGGAATTGGAGTGTACAACTCATTCCGACTCATCTGAGCCAACATACGATTGAACAATCGTGAGTTGGTTCTTGTCCCAAGCATATTCAATGCTGAAAGTGATTTGGACAGAGGATCAGATCCCCCTTTGTAGGTAAATCCGATGAACGGGAGCACGGGAAATCCTCCAGCTTCAGACGGGAGCGTCAAGAGAAACCTGACAAAGTCATGGAATCTGTCTCCCAGAAGTTCTCGACAGTGTCGCAACTGCTTGCCGTAGGGACCGCGCTTCTTGGATATTCTGTAGAGGTACATTGCTCCGTGCAGGCATGCAAGATAGTAGCTGCTCATGGGAATGTCGCTCTTCTCAGCTCCAGCAACTGCTGTTGCAAAGATCGCACCGAGATTCGTCCGTATCGATGGAAAAATCTGAGAACTGTGCGGAAACAGACGCGAGTGGAATTTCAAGGATGTTGGGCGGTAGACGCCGTTAACGTAGATGTCCTTGGAGTAAGTGATGACACTTGTAGATTCAAGACACTCCTCCACTTTGACCTCTTGATTGACAGAAGCGCACGTAGCAGCAACACGGGTTGTAACCTCTTCTCGCAACTCACATAAGATGTCGTAATCGGTTCGCGACGGATCTTTGCTGGTCGTAATGGACAGGATCTGATTGTCTCCTTGACCCAGCAAAACGTAGCTGATTGGAAGCGGAGAGACTGCGATGGAAACCATACTGTACGTGCATATAGTCCATAGTTTTTGACAGATGCCCTCGAACCCTCCCAAGTGGTTATACCACAGTAGATCACTTTCAGGTGGATGTTCTTGATCGATTCCGATTGGTTCCAATTCCGCTACACGAACCAAGATCAATGATTTGGCGAAGAATTCGTGCACAAAATCGAAGATTCCAACTACATCAAACATGTCGTTTAGAGTTCGCGCAACGGGATTGACAGACATCGCTCTCCATCTCAAATTCCATCTGCTTAAGTCGATCTCGAGAAACATGCGAAGTGAGTGGGTTGCAGTGTGCGGTTTGGTCATCTCAAGAAACTGGCGAGATATAGCCACTTTACTCTTTGTCATGGTCTGCTGTGGTAGGTACGGAAATATCTTGTCAGCGAGATTTGCTTCCGTGAGAGCAAAGAATACCCGAATCTCTAGAACCAACATGCTGAACATTCTCGGTGCAATTTTGAACTCGCGCTCTTTCGGATGAAGAGACACGATGAACCAGTCAAACGGCACCTCGCGTCTCACAACCATCGATACGATTTGCTTCACATCAAATGTCCCTCTGTTGATAAGCTCCATGAGAAGCCGACGATGAGATCGAGGCTTGACATCATCTTTCCATGTCGCTGCAATATTGGACCTGTAGAGCGATATAGACTTATCGTCCATCAACTCCAGGTAATTCGGCGAGTAATCGTAATCGACAATCTTACCGAAACGACACAACTCCCAATCCGACAGGGGGTAACTTGATCGATTCAGTCCGCGGCGTTGAGCTTTGTACAGCGAGTATAAGCGAGTTTTCTTCCCGTCTGGCATGAACTTGAGTGCTGGCCATGCTCCCCACTTCGATATGAAACTCTCGAGCATGACTCTCTTGAATTCCCAGTCAAGTCTTGCTGCGTCTTCGTAGAGCGTTTCGTCCTCGGATCGGGCTTCATGAGCAGCAGACAATCCGCCCACGCGAGCATCGATCAGTGGGTGGCCTGAGATTTTAAGCAAACCGAATAGTTCGACGACTGTTTGAATATGAGTGCACTTCCGAAGTGTCAGGTCAAATTTGTCTGTCAGGAACGCTTCTGTGCACCCCAGTTTCTTTTCCTTCTCTATCACCTTCTCTATCATTCGAGGATATGGGCCATCTTCACCGAATATTGTATCACTCATCGCAGACAGGTACGCTTTCGACAATGCCTCAGTCTGTTTCAGAACTTCAAATCCAGCATTGCCGTATCGGGTCAGACATTCTTCGTGCCACGAGCACAATTCTTGAACCGCTGTGACTATCTCATTGTTGTTGTTGTGAAGAATTGTTGCGGCCACGAATGTTTGGAATCTGGAGAACATGATGTCTTTGAGCATCAGGACTTGATCGTAGAGAAGCATCAGACAGCCTTGATCATCATTTCTCAGGAACCAAATGTCCTTGGTCGCAATCACGCTGGTGTGACTAGATAATGTTATCTTGCATGCGTTCGGTCCGGATTTTGCTGAGATTCGTGAGAACTCTTCAACAAGGCTGTCGAAGTAGCTCCATCGAGTCAGCCAGTACATGGCCTCAGGTGAAAAATCTGTCGATAGTGCTGGAAGAGGTGAGCCAGATATGGAGCGAATGGATTCCGAGACCGTTGAGTAAATTGATTCCGCGCATCCGATGCTGTCGAGAACTTCGTCTGTTAGAGTGGAGGGCCAGTCTGCATGGTACAGTGAAGGGTACTCGTCAGGGTCAATAATTCGGTACTCTGCGGCGTTGGGAAGTTTCTTGAGTACGTCACGAACGGTTCGGTCAAATTGAGATGTAGCTTTCGACATGGAAGTTGTGACCATCAGCTTGGCAACCCACTTTGCTCTCACAGTAACCATGATCGGCGAGTCCAGGTACGTATCAGGAAAGTACCTTCGAGGCGGTCTCGATGTCAGATCATCCAAATCAGCATCATCCTGTCTCATAGGTCTAGGGTGGTACGTGTTAGGGTCCATGTTGTCTGGTATCATAAGCAAAATGATTATGTCTGTTTGGCTCAGGTTTTACAGATATACTAGGTACGGGCGCCTTGCAATCCCTATT